CACAAATGCGATACAACGGATCCGCAGGTCGGTAGCCTGATGGTAATGTAAATATCTTATAAAATGTAGATGAGGTTGTTGTGTCTATTGCTGCACTTGTAGTAATAACCCCTCGTAAATCAACAACTTTTCCAACACGTCTATATCTGCAACGATAATTACTTGCACAGGCTATATTAGAACCAAAATTTGTAATGTTTTGCCATCCGGTATCTGGTGATGTCAAATTAGTCCAAGCACTCCATCCACCACTTTTATATCTTTTATATATGCTGTCCAACGATACATCAGGAATCCAAATCTGAAATACAGTTCCTTCTCCACTTACATACAAAGTTCCCCAGTTAGTTGTAGGGCAGTTAGTACAAGATGTTGTCTTAATATGATAAATACCTGTATTTGTTAATGTGTTCCAATCAGTAGCTGTAGTTATTACATACTGCCTGATGTACATACTTTTAAGTAGGCCCTGAATTATTCCTAATCCGGTTAAATCTAAAACTTCCATTGTTTCTTTAGCCATAATGCACCTCTTTTCCTACTGTTCAAACAATGCTCTAATTTTATCGGCTGAAATGGAAACTATGGTTACACCTTCTAAAGATTCAACTCTACCTTGTAACGCTTCAATATTATCTGTATTTGTTTTTACCTGCCCATTTGCGAGTTCTTTAACTGCGTTCTTGGCATTTGTTTCAGCAGTATCAGCCTTTGTTTTAGCATCTGTAGCAGCCGCACTAATGGCTTCCTGTTTTGCTGTAGAAATAGCCTCTGTAAAATCTACACCGGCAACCTTAGAATTAATATATTCTACGATTGTTTTTGATTCGCTACCTTCAGGTAATGAACCTACTAATTTAACTAAATTAGCAATATCAGTCTTATTTGTTTGAATAGTCTGATTCATTGCCGACGCATCATTTTCATGTGTTGAAATCCAGGTTGCTATTTCTTTTAAAGTATCATAAGCTTCTGGTGCTTCAGCTACAATTTTAGCTACAGCGTCTGCCACCTGTTTGGCAACAGACCCTTCCGTCTGTGCATTTCCATTTAATGTTGCTATTGCAGTAGTATTGGCTTTCACATCAGCCTTTATTGTTGAATCATCATAAGTGGCTGACTTTATCTTAGTTTCTAATTCTGCTTTTACTGCTTTAATAAGAGCTCTTACGGAATCTTGCGTATTCTCGTCACCATTCAGCTTATCTAAAGCATCATTAATATTTTTAAGCTCAGTCTTTTTTAATTCATCAATTTTTGTCTGTGCTGTACCTACTGTTTCTTTCTGTTCAAGTAATGCCAGTATCTCTGAATGATAAATTGACAAACCAAGGGCATCTAATACTTCCTTTATTTCTGACATTTTATTCTCCTCCTTCCTGTCTGAATAAGTTTTTTATGTAATCTTTTGAAATAACTTCCACTGTTTCTCCTACCTTGACATACTCATTTGAAGACGTATTCCACACAGATATGTTTCTTTCTGCCATGTTCACATACAACTCATTATCTTTACCTTTAGACGGTAAAACATAACTCTTAACAAGATTGCACTGTTCCTTTCCTGTAACCTGCACCCACTGATTATCATAAAACCATAGAATTCCTGTTTTTTTCACAAAGCAAAAACAGGATGAATCTGTTTCATAATCTTCTCTTTCTTTATCTGTTTCAAGAATGTTTATTTTGTTATAGAATGTTCTTTTCCCATTTAAGTCAAGAACAATTCTCCCCTTATCCTTTACGAAAATAAGTTGTCCGTCAGTTATGGATATATCCTGTAGTTTTTTCTGTTCTGCTGCAACTATTGATAACTTATGTTTTTCCATCCATACTTCACTCCTTATACTTCTGTAATGTAAACCGCTGTGCTATCCTTAACTTCCTGAATTATTTCCTGTTTGTCCTCTTCAGTGATAACATAATCCTGTCCGTTAAATTTCCCACTGTCTGCATCTTTTCTTACTGATTCTGCTATCTCCTTTGTTTCCTGCATTTTCTTCAATATCTGTTGATACACATCATCATCAGGCTCTACAATGTCCACTCCTTCTGTGGGTATTCCCTGCTTAATGCGTTGTCCGACTATTGAAGATGTAAGTCTTTTTTCTCCATCATCTCCAAACACTCCAATGTATAAAATACATTTCTTTTCAAATAGAGTTGATGGCAAACGTTCGGCAGCTATTGTATTATCTTCTAATATGATTTCTGATGCTGTCTTTTCGTCATATTTATCTATATATATGACTGCTGTTTTGGTTGGAAACTCGTCCCATTCTTTTGTAAATTCAAATTTAATTCCATTTACTTTTTTGTTCCCGGAATATAGTTGTTCAGAATTAACAATTCTTGCGTATTGTCCGGTTACTTTGATATTTATATCCATAAAAACACTCCTTTTTAGCAAGTAGTTAATTCATACAGTATAACTTTTACATCTGTATACTCTTTTACTTCATCTAACGTTGTTACGGATGGTATTTGTAAACTCAAATCATCCGAGTCAAGATTTAACGTGTCAAATACTCGTTCAATGACACATTCATCCGTTATAATCGTAGTGAACGACTTTATTCCGCCTATTCCGGTATATATCGCAGAGGATGAACCTTTTTGAACATTGATATAAAAATTGTTCATATATTTTTGAATAGTTGGTGCAGTCTTTAAGCTATATCTGAATTGAATAGCTAATTTATATATTTTATTTTTCTTTAATTTAATAGTGGTATCATTTTTTAATTCATAACCAACCTTGTTATAACCCTCGGTTAAGGTTAAAGAAGTCAAATATTTAGTTAGTGAGATTGAACCATTGTAATATCCCGCTAAACATACATGTCGAGCGTTTCTAACTTCGTCAGTAATTGCATCTACTTTTTTTTCTACAGATTCGATTTTTTCTGCGTTGCTTGCAATATTCATATTTTGAGCATTTAGTCTGTAGTCTATATTCTCATTTGTTGCATTTTTCCAGTTTTCGAACTCTGTATTTCTATTGCTCATCCAGTTATCCAATTCAGAATCCTTGTTGCCGATTTTTCCATCAACTTTATTAATTGAACTGTTCGCTTCTTCAAATCCCTTGGCAATGTTTTCCCTGACATCTTTAGCCATTATTGCCGTCCTAATTACCTTTGCAATATTAATTAAACTCATAATTTCATTCCTTTCTTGTACTTATTCAATTTAATGTATCTTTTGGCGGAGTATTTTTTTTCGCCAAATTCTAACTGCACGTTCCACTCGTCGTTAATGTCTCTTGTTACTTTTCGCAATTTAACTGTTTCATTAAAGTTAATCTGCGGACATCTTATTGGGTAAGTTTTTCCAACTTCGAATTGTGCAGGTGTAATTCCCTGATTATATAAATCTAAAGCTGACACGCTTATTGATTTAATAATTGAGCTGTTCTTTTTTAACCACTTTGTCGCTTTTTCTTTAAGACTTGAAGTCTTTTTAACACTGTCAAATTTATGTCCTTTTACAATTACTCCATAAATCTTTTTACTGTTTTTATCTTCAACATAATAGTCAGTCTCATTCATTCCAATAGTTCCCATTGGAAGTCCTTCCGTTGTGAATGGAACAACCCTTGTGCATAAATCAAACGACGGAACGATTGATATACTCTGCATGTTCACGTCAAGAGTTAGTTCAACTCCTCCGCCAACATCACCATCACCTAATACAGACAATGTTAATTTGGTTAAATCGTCTGTTATTTTAAAATCTAAATCATCCGTAAATGCTTCTTGCGACAACACTCCCCAGGTAGAAGATTCTGCGGTTACTTCAACATTTTCCAAAATTGTATTACTTTCAGGTGGACTGTAAACTATATACTTCTTGCTTGATTCTCCAACCTGTTTATTATGAAAATCAATCATAAACTGAACAGCCTTAGTTAATGTAATATCATAGCCTTCCAGTCGTCCAATTAATGGATAAGCAAATGTATCATTCAAAAATCCCAAACAGCCCTCGCAAGTGACTTTCTTAGACACTGTTCCATTACTTTCAACAGATGGTTCAACCAATATGACTCTGCCCGAAAATACGCATTTTTCTTTTTTGAAAATTCGAACTCTTGTAACAAATTCAGTTAATTGGTTAAAGCCTACATTATCTGGATAAATGGTAAATGTAGCAGACGGAATAGCATTGATTTCTTCTACATATTCGCCATCAACACGTCCGTCTACTCTATCTCCTGATATATTCAAGGCTTTTTCTCCGTTGTAAATCCAAACATCCAGCATATCTACAGCTCCCTCCTATACCAATCGAATGAAACAGTAATGGAAGACACACTGTTTGTATTAACTACGTTAAACACGTTCTTGCCGGGCTTAAGCTTGTAACCTGCTGTGTATGTGCCTTTTGAAAAATGATAAGTATTTCCATCAATGGTCACATCAAAATCAGCGCTTGCTGTATACTTGAATGGAACCAACTCTGGACTTGTATTGTTCACTGTAAATGTTTTACCCTGAACTGCTGAAAAAGAATCTGGCTGAAATTCATCAAGTTCAAAGTTGATTTCATCCCACTTAACGTCGTGAATTCCTTTGTTCCAAATCTTAAACGGATAGCCCTTAAATGTGATTGTTAATTCTCCATAACCTCTTTCATTGTCTGCAAGTGCTACGCTTTGTCCTTCAAGTAAATAATGATATTCTGGATTGAAGTTATCCTGCAAAACCTTATCTCCTGAAGGAGACATTACAATGCTGTTAATCTTTGTCAGTAATCTGTCTAAGTCAGTTGAATCGTCAAAAATTAACTGACCTGTATAGACAAGCTCTCTATCTTCAAACAGCGAATAACCCAAATTAGAGTACATGTTATACGTTCCTGATTTATACGGAACGCTCTGTCTGTTTTCCTTTTTTGATGGAGGCTGTTTAGTTACAGTATCAACAATAAATCCAAAAGCCTTGTAAAAATCTACTCCGTTATATGTTATTGTTCTAATCAATAGCTAATCCCCCTTTCTTCTAACTCGTAGCCTATTCCGTCATATCTATCCCGATGTCCTGCTGTAGCACCTACAAGCTTATTTCCATCAACGTATAAGTTGCTGTCTTTTTTTAGTAATGCTCTAAGTAAGCTGTTCGTTTCACTTGAATCAATAGCAACATTAACCGCTCTCTGTCCGATGTTCTCATTAACCATTCCCAGCATTTTTCCTGTTTGAATCCATAACTGCTTCGAGCGTGGTTCATTATTGATTGGAATGGCTGCTTCCGCTGATTCTTCAGCGAATGTTGTTAGGAATGTACCTTTCTTGTAAATTCCGCCGACTGCGTTAGCCGGAATCAATCCTTTTGCACTCGGTAAGCTCCCCTTGTATTTAATAGGAACTTTTAGTGGGTTTACTCCAAAAGAATCATAAAAACCTTTGCGAATCTCTTTAGATATTTTGTTTCCCACACCGGTCCAACTTGCCTGAAATGGTTTCTTTAACTGTCTTACCCATTCTTTAGAGATACCTGCAAAATTAATACTTTCCAATTCTGATTCTGCAAAATCCTTCGCTCTTTTTGCATCGTTTAATACTGCCTTGCTTACTTTTCCGCTTTTGTATAATCTTAAAGTTTTTTCGTAATTGGCAGCTGCACTGTTGTATTGTTTTATCAATTCTATCTTTGATGCAGATGTGCTTGTCTTGTAATTATTTACTAAGGCTGTTGTTGCTCTTTTTCGTGCTTCTTTGTCTTTGCTGACTGCTGCCTCTTGTAAATTCTCATAATTTTGAGTAAATGTTTTGCTTTCGTTGTAATATTGCTTTTGCTTATCTAATGTCTTTTGTATACTATCTCGTTTGTCTTTTTGTACAGCTAAAACACTTTTTGTCTTACGAATCTCTTCTTGTAATTGATTGATAGTGGCTTGACTTCTATCTGATGGTCGCTTACTCTGTTCTACTGCTAACTGTCCATTCAACCCTGCAAGCTTTTTGTTTGATTCCCATACTTTTTTATCCTGTTCGTTGAGCTTACCTGTTGTTTCGGTAATTTTTTCTTTCCATTTATTCTGCTCTTGTAATTGCTTAACGTACGCATCCTTATTTGCATCAAGGATGGCTTCGGCTTTTTTTTGTGCAATTGTTTGTTTGATATTTTCACGCAACTTGCCGTAGCCCTTAATTTGACCATTAACAATCTTTAACTCAATACCCAACGCTTCAGATAATGCTCCTACAATGACCTTAGCCTGATTTTCCTTGCCTTTTTTGATTTTTCCATCTTTATCGACAATTTTATCCAACTTATTTGCATAATTCTCATACAAGCCAAATTGAGATTGAACAGTTTCGCCATTCTTCTTGATTGAATCGCGCAATTCTGTATAAGCACTCTGGGCTTCCTTTGCTTCTTTTGGAAGCTCTTTCGTTCTTGTTGCCAAATAACCAATACCTACTGCTAATCCTGCAATTGCAGTTGTGAAAAGAATTATTGGATTAGCCCGCAACACTGCAAGAAGTCCTGTTTGCGCCACTGTTTCTGCCTCCGTTGCCACTGTCTCTGCCTGACGTGCAGCCATTAACCCCTTGACTGTTGTTGTGCAGACTGATATGCCTTTCGTAATATCCTTAACTGAACGACCAAATTGAGCTACCTTATTAATTGCAAAAACTGTTCCGGCAACAACACCTATTGTTTTTAAAGTTCCAACAATTTCAGCACCATGCGTTTCAGCATATTTAGCTAACTCTTTCGATTTAGATGTTAAATCTTTAATTGCTGGGCCTGCACTCTTCAATAAGCTCTCTCCAACTTCAGCGCCTGCCAATTTCAGATTTTGAAAAGCAATCTTTGCTTCATCCGTTCCATTCTCAACAGATTTATATGTGTTTTCAACAGAACCTTTGCTCTTTTTGAGTAATTTCATGAAATTAGAATATTCAAAACGTCCATTCTGAATTGCATCTGCAAGGTCGGGACCTGCTTTTTGACCGAAGTTTTCAATCGCAATTGTTGTTGCTTTTGCTAATGTTGGGGCTTTTTTGATTTCAGTTAAAGTCTTTCCAAATTCTACCTTTGCATCTTTACCGCTTGCACTCCAATTTGATATTGCTTTTTTCATTCCTGAAAATGCTATCTGTGTATTAACACCTGCTTTTTCCCATCCTGCCAAGATTGAAATACTTTCATCTGTATCAAACCCTAATTGTCGCATAGGTGCGCCGTATTTAGCGATTGATTCAGTTAAAGTATCAATGCTGATTCCACTCGCCTGTGCTCCAACTGTTAATTTATCAAGTAATTCTTCGTAGTCCTTTAGTGGAATACCAGCATCTCTCAAGGCTCTTGTAACTAACTGAACAGATGTAACTCCATCAGTGTTGTTAATCTCTGCAAATTTTACAAACTTCTTTGTGATTTTTTCAGATTCTTTTCCTGTTAAATCAAATCTTGTTTGAACTTCACCTAAAACTGAACCTATATCAGAAAAATCACCTCTAATTGAAGAAGCAACATTTTTATAGTTCTGCCTAAGTTCCTTAGCTTGCTCGCCCGTAGCTCCTGTCGCCTTAATGGCATTTTTTGCTCCTTCATCAACTTCATTAAATAATGCGACACTACCTCCTGCAACTGCTCCAACACCTGCTGCAACTGCTCCTGACGCGTTACCGACTTTGTCAAATCCGTCTTTTAATTTTTCACTCTGTTCAGCAGTAAGCCCCATGCGTTTCTGCTGTTCTTTGAGTTCCTTATTGGTGTTGCTCAATTCTTTTTCCAAATTCATCTCTGCTTTTTTGGAGTTATTGAGCTGTGTAGTTAACTTTGTTACCGCTGTACTATTTTCTCCGTATATTTCTTTTGCAGATTTTAACTTTGCTTCTAATGCCTGTGTTTTATTTCTCTGTGCTTCAAGCTCTTTTGCAAGTAGTTTTTTCTTCTTGGCTAACCCTTCAACAGATGTTCCATTATTTTTCATCTGTGTAGCATTCAATCTTAATTCACTTCGAAGTTTGGAGATTTCCTGACCTGATTTGTTTATTTCTTCCGTAAATTCTTTTGTATCTGCGGTAAATTTTACTTTTGCTTCATTTTTATTTGCCATTCGTTCTCCTTTCCTTTTCTACATGATAATTCAACCATTCATTAAAAGCGCTGTCATTTAATGCCACACCTTTAACAAAAGCTACTGATTTATTCCAAAAAATATCTTCTGACATTTTTCCAATTTTGCAATACCAATAATAATGATCCTTAACATCCGTTAGGGGAATGTCTTTTGGTAATTCAATCCCTGCATTATTTTTTTCAAATGAAAACGTATGCTTTTTAAATAATGCAAGGAACTCTAGTTTTTTGGGTTCAGTAGGTCACTGTAGCAGGTAATAACTTCAATTCTATTATTTGAAATCATTCCGCAAAAATCTTCAAAGCTAACATCTTTTCCAACTGTTGCGATATAGGCAATCCTTAAAACTTCAACCATATCTAATTCATTGACTGAATCCTTTCTCTGAATTCCAAAATACTTTTCTGCCAATGCCGGCTTTTCCTGTTCGAATTTATATAAATCTAAAAAAGTTAATTCAACTTTCTGTTGTGTTCCATCTTTTAATATTAAATTTGCCATTTTATCTCCTTTTCCCAAAAAAGGGCAGTAATTTAGACTGCCCCTTGCTCCTGTTCTTTTTTCTTTGTTTTGCTTTTTGCTGTTGTTTTAGTTTTTTCATCGTTACTTATTGTTTTGTTCTCTTCTGTCTTGTTTTCTTCTGCTTCAGCAACTTCAACGAGTTTAGTGTCGGCTTTTAATTTTCCTTTTTCAATTAAAGCTTCTGTATTTTTGCAAATTTCCTCGTATCTTTCATCGGTAATTTCCATCTCATCACCAACTCTATTTTTCTTTTTTGTTTTCACATCAAAAAAATCATGTACAACTTTTACTTTCATATTTTTCCTCCTTATGCTACTGCTTCGAATAGATCATCCACATTGAATTTTTCAACCCAATTTGTTTTAATTGTGTCATCTTTTAATTCTTCTTCCTGGGCCTGATACATTCCCATTCCTTTTTCGTCTGGGGCAACTTTGATTGTTAATTCAAGCTGAGCAACTTCATCTGAACCATTTTCGATTTTTCTTGCAATTCCATCTGTAATGATACAGCTTGGGTATGCTCTGAATGATACTCTGTCATATTCATCCATTACTTCACAAGTTAATGCAAAACGTTCGTGTACTGACTGCTTACCATAAGCGTACACACCTTCTTTTAATTTTTCGAATTTCATTCCAAAAAATCTCTGGTACACATCCCAACGAATATGTCCTGTGAATTTAAGTTCACCTGTTCCAAGTCCTTTGACTGAAACAGTCTCTTCTACACCTTCATTTTTTTTGGTGATTACTCTTGCGTCCATTGCTTCTTCAATAGAACCTGTCTGCCCCATATATTTTGAAACAATGTTTCCACTACTTTCATTGTCCTTGTCAAATTTTACAGTCGCTTTTGTTACTGCAAAATCAGAATAAACTTTTTTATCCATTTTTATATCTCCTTTACTTGTTTGCATTTTTTATAATATTCTCAACACACATCTGTAAAACTTTACCGGCTTTTGCCTGTGTTCCTCTTAACATAAAATGTTGTTCACCGTGGTGATGTTCTGTAGTTGTTCCATCATCCGGGAAATATAAATAGCTATATCCTGATTTAGAATGAATAACAGCTGTTAAGTTTCCCGACTTTTTTTCATCCAATACTATTGAATTAGCAACGGAAGATGGTCGTTTCTTGCGTTTCCATTTTCTACCTGAAGGATGTATTTTAACTCTTATCTCATCTGCAATAACTTCTGTTCCCTTGCCATGCAAAACTTCATTAATTGAACTTTCTGCATTTTCCTGAAACTGTTTTATTGTATTTTGCAATACGTCAAAATCATCTTGCTGGTCAAACACAATCTGTCTGACTGAATCTGTTTTTTCTGACATTAATATTCCACCTTTTCAGCAACAAAAAACGGAATAGATACAATCTCGTAACTTAGGTCGTTTTTTGTTTGATAATCGATTACAATTTCAGCACCATTAGAAACTCTAACACCTGCATTGCCTGCCATTTTAATTACATCTTGAATTAAATTTTCTCTTACCCAGTTTTCAGCCACAATAACAATCTCAAAGTTCTTGGTGTATGCTGTTTTATGCTGAACAATTCTTATATTACTTCTCCCAAATACTATAAACTCGCTGTATTTGAATGCTGACTTATCACCTGCCCCATAATATACCGGTATGTCCAACTTCTCTAACTGCTGCTTTAATTCTGTTAAAATATCAGTGTTTTCATTTTCTTCCATTTAGTTCTCTTTCTCCTTGTAGATATAAATATAAATTTGTGTTTCCATCATCATCTATATGCTTAATGGAGTGCATTTTGTTTTCAATTACAACTACGTTATCGGATGTAATGTTTTTAATCTTTCTAATTTTGATTTTCATTGTAAGCTCGAAGCCATTACTTTTAGCAAATTCAACATCCTGAACTCTTTTTGACATTTTTTGAAAGTTCATTTTTTCAATAACTTTCAAATCATTCATTGTTGTCACATTGATATTTGCTCTAAAATCGCTCTTTTTTTCAATTTTTTCACATATCTTAACTACTCCGTCAATGTAGTTGTCGAATCTGCTTTTTTCCACTGTTCTACCTCATATCTTGCTCTTATTCTCATAATATCGTTTCTGTAATTTGTTATAAAATGCTCGCTTACATTGTTTAACTCATACAGACAATAATTTATCAAGACTGCTCTTTCTTCACTTGGCTTATTCCAATCAAAATCCATTCCATCAGGCATTCCAAATAATGGACGAAGATATTGAATCCCATCTTCAATAATTCCTATAACCTTATCATCCATATCTTCATCATCGAATGTAATGTCTATTCTATTTTTGATTGTTCTCAATAACTGTTCGTCCATTATCTCTTATGTCTCCCTTATGTTTATGCTGCTACTTCTGTTTTCTCCTTAATCCAAATATAGAGTGGCTCTAACTTTGAAATATCAACAACCATAAAGCATGTGTTGTCATATGCTTTTCCTGCTGCATACTGCTTAATCTTGAATGTTGTTAAATCTTCAACAAACTTATACTCCTCTGATACTTCAATAGTGCCATCACTTCCACCACCAACAAGAAGATTATATTCTTCCGGTAAACCGATGATTGCTTTTCCATCTTCAACTTCTGTTGAAATAACTACATCTGTAGCAAATGGAAATACATTTGTAGAGAATGTTCCATTTGCATTTAAAACAGTTGAGCCTGGCATAACCTTAGTGAGATAATCTGTCATGTTACATACAAGCATTACCCTGTCAAAGCCTCTTGCGTTTCCTTTTTCTGTCTTTGTTAATTTAGCTAATAACTTACCATAATTAGCAGGTGCAAAATCTTCTAATGTTTCTGCTTTCTTTTCAGGATAACCTGTTGAAGTATTAAAACTTACACCGTCATGTATATCTCTGTTCATACCTACAGGGCAATTAACACCATTACCTTTAATAATGCTTTCTTCTAATCCTAAAGCTAAAGACTCTTTTAGAATCTCTCTAATATAAGCATCTAAGAATGTTGCGCCCATATCAATTAAGCCATTCTGAATAAATACATAAGCTGAAAGTTTATTCTGCTTAACTTCAACTACCTTTAATCCTGATGTGATTTCTTTTACAATTTCATCTGTTACCTTGCCCCATACTGCTTTCTGTGATGTATGGTCTGATAAAATCCACTGTGTTAAATAACCAACGTATCTGAATTCAATCTTCTGTAGTAACGGATGGTCGTTTCTAAGTTCGTTGTAAATGTCCTCAATGATAGTTGTTGGCATTGCTGCATCAGGAACAGCTGTTAATAATGCCTGCTTTGCATTACCACTCTTAATTGCTTCTGTTACCTTCTGATAGAATGATTCTTCTTCAGATGTAAGCTGTCTGTAACCTCTCTGTACTAGCACCTGCTTGTCTGCTGTTGCCTGATATTCTGCAAAATCGGCTTTAATGCCCTCATATACAGAATCGTGGAAAGCTTCAACTGCCACTGAAATGCTATCTTCATCACCTTTTTTTACGGCTTCAACAATAGCCTGGATCTTATCTTTTTTCTGGTTTAAATTAATCATCTACTTTTCTCCTTTTCCTAAATTTATTTGATTATATTTTCTAAAAATTTAACAACCATGTTTTCTTTTGGTTCTTCACCTGTTGCTGTAGGTTCTGCCCCACCTTCCGGAGCATTGCCATCTACTGCACTGTTATCTTCTTTTGATGACTGCTGCACCACTAACTTATCCATCATCTGTTTTTTTACTGACTGTGATGTCTTGTTTGTTTTTTCTGCGACAATAGACGTTGCAAATCCAAGTTCTAAACATTTATCTGCTAACATCCATGTTTCTGCATCCAACAGCTCTTTTAATTCATCTTCTTCCATGTCTACGCGTTCCATATACGCATTTACAGACGCTTGCGTAATTTGTTCCAGGTTATCAGCCTGTCTTCTTAAGTCATTGGCATTTCCCGATGCGTAGGTCCAAGCATTATGAATAAACAAAAGTGATGCATTAGACATTATTCTTTCATCACCTGCCATAAAAATTACGCTTGCAATTGATGCTGCAAATCCGTCACAGTATGTAGTAACCTTTGCTTTATGTCTTTTAAGCGCGTTATAAATTGCCAATCCTTCCGCCACTTCGCCGCCATAAGAATTAATGTACACATTTATGTGTGTAATCTCAGGGTCCAACTCCATTAGAGCTTTGGCTAGAGTGTAGGAAGATACATCGCTCTGTGTCCATTCCCAGCTTGTAATATCACCGTAAATGTAAACATCTGCGTTTTGTTCTTCCTGATTGGTAATCAGTTGAAAATACTTATCTAACATTATTTCTCCTTTCCATTTGTTGTTTCTTCGCCTGCAGTGCCGTTTAAAACATCTTCGGCTAAAGAATTATTTTTAGTTACAAAGAATTTATTTAAAATCTCTTCTTCTCCCGGTATAACTCCTAATATCTCTCTTACTTCATTAGAATTGAACAGAGTATTTTGTATTAATGCTGCCGCATTCGTAGCATTATCCAAAATGGATATGTATGGTATTGTGCTTGTATCTACTTTTACTTTTACATCATCCATATAACCGGAATATCCAAAGAATTTCCTTTTAATTTCATCTGAAATTAGTGTGGCAATTGGCTCAACCGCAAATGTGATAAATGCACTTATTATCTCTTTCATGTTGTTGATATTGCCTGCCATCATTGATATTGGTATTTTATAGGCATGTGCTACAACCTCGAATATGTCAGTTCTTAACTTGATAACGTCTGCACTGTCTTTAATATTTTTACTTACGTTCATTGGGTCAAGTTGATTACCCGGAAATTGTATATAAATACCATTAGGCGATTTAACAAATTTCTCTAAACTCTTTTCAACTTTTTCTTTGTAATAATCTTCAAATTTCTGATCACCCACTTTGTCATTTTCAATTTGCAATTTGTATTTCTGACCGTTACTTTGAAGAAATGATTTAACAGCATAACTAATGGCTTCACCGTAATCTGCATACATGCCGTCTATTAGTTCATTAACGTTCTTATCTTCCAGTTGAAAATGCATGACTTCACTTTCAACGTATTTTTTGTTTAAAGAGCAACCATCAATAACAATTGCACTATACTCATTTTCTAAAAAAGGCTTTTTGTCAACATGAAAACTGTCTGCAACATATAGCTTCTCATTTGACACAATAACCAATGCTCCATCTTTGTTTGTAAGCATCTTCATGGCTACCTTGTTCCAAAACTGCGAGCCACTTTGATTATTATTAGGCTCAACATTCAATCTGTAGCCGGTTACGTCTTTCTGTAGCTTTATTTTTTCGTTGTCTTTTTTGAATATTTTAATTTCACATTTTGAAATTGCATTGGCAATGTAAGATGCTGCAATGTGTACCGCAAGCAACTTATATGACATTTGAGTAATGACCTCTTGGTCGATAAAATCAGACGTTATAACATTATTCTTTTTTCCGAAAAAATCTCTTATTTTTAGCCTGAATGCCATTCTGTCTCCTTTCTTAGAAAATTATCGGTTCATGGAACTTAAACTCGTGATTTTCTTTATTATTCTCTATTTTTTCAAGCCAACACATGGCATTTGCAAAAGCAAAGAATGTATCTGTCTTTCTGTATATTGGCTCTTGTTTACCATACAAAATGTTATTGCCACTGTTAAACTTCATAGTATTGTTAACCATCCATCTGAATATTGGAACATCTCCAACAACAATGTTGTGGTTGATAAAATATGAATTAATAACCGGCACAACCTTGCCTATGTCGTTTGGTCTTATAATTTTGATGTTTCCATCTTTTCCTGATGTAAAACCAATCTCTTCAAATGCTCTTCGCATTAGTGAATATCTATAATTATCAAAACTCATTAATTGAATTTTTAAATTAAACTGTTTTCTTTGAATCTCAAACCATTCCGCAACCATTTCAGGTGGTATTTCAACTTTATCTACAAATTCGCAATCACCTACTGCTGCCCATTTTTTCAAAGGAGCTTTAATACCAGGCAAGTCTCTACACTGCGAGCAGATAAACGTATGCTGTTTTACATAGACTTTTCCCTTGTAGAATGTAATAAGCACAGCTCCTACAAAATCATTTGTCTTTGCGTAGTCCACTGCTCCAATGCACATTCTATTATTCCAGTCAATCATCTCCTGATTAGTTGCTTCAACGTCTTCCCACGTTGCGACTTCTACATCTTTGTTTCCTATTGGGTAATTCATTCGTTTTGCCATAAATTCAGGGAAGTACCACATATTACTTGGCATACTCTTTACCTCTTCCTTGATTCTTCGATACATGGAAGTTCCGAATCCAGCATAAGACAAAGACGGATTTGCTTTTGCCCACATTTTAGGCTTGTCCCATTCGTCTTTGTTGTCTAGCTTACACCAAAATACTAATTTTCTATTGTCAGGATCATACTTTTGTAGTATCTCCTTGCTCTCTTCTTTTTCTCTGTCGAATACCTGACCTCTTACATGTCCATCTGTAGAGATTGTAATAACCCTTGCAAATGGCATTTTACCCAATCCTGAGCACAATGTATTGATATTCTGCTGGTCCGCGTCTGTGTATTCGTGTTTCTCGTCAAATATTACACAGCCTGTTCTTTTGGAATCTTTTCCACGTTTACTTGATGTGTTAAATTCTAAAGTTGACTTTGTTTTTTTACCTGTGATAACTTCCAATGTTGCCGAATAATTTGACTTAATTGCTCTTTCATTTTCCTTTTCAGGGTGTTTGATAATCTCATATACATCTTTGAAAGATGTTTTTGCCTGCTTTTCACTATTTGCCATCAATTCCACGTTATAACCTTTTACACCGTGATATGGACTTAAAAAGTAAAATGCTAAAAACGATATGAAGCCGTTTTTTCCTGAACCTCTCCCAAGGTATGCTCTAATGTCGTCAAAATAGCAATCTGAACCATCTGCATATTCTATTCCGACAATGCAGGCAAATAAAAATTTCTCCCAGTCGTTTAACTCAAAATCAAAATATTTTTGTAAGCTCAAACCTTTTTCAATTTTTTCATCATTTACCCGTATGTCATCTCTTTCAAGAACTGGTTTTATGATGTTTTTAATCATTAAATCCTGCTCTTTGCAGTGTACTATTCTATTTTCTTCAATATCCTTGATGTATTTTAAGATGTATTCGTTACAATTCATCATCGAAAATATCACCACTTTCAACATCAGGCTTTAAATTCATAAATGTTAAAATCGACCTCATTTCTTTTGAGACCAATCTTTTCTCTTTTACCAAATCTGCGTCAAAATTAGCTTTAATTTGTTTGTTAATTTGCAACAAATGATCATAAAATTGCATATAAATGTCTATCTGGTCAATATAAAACTGCTGCTTCAATTCTTTTTTTTCAATTTCCTGCAAGAGTGCATTTTTAGTGGCATTTCTCAATTTTTTTTCTTTTGCTGTTAACTTCATTTTTTTGCACTCCTTTCGCAAATATTTTTTATTTTTTCAAAAAAACCCTAAACACAGGTACTTCCCCCGTTGTTCAGGTTCCTATTTTTTTTACCCCGTTTAGGGGGTGGGGGGTACATTTACCAACGCTCTGGTGTTATTGGTTCTTTTTTTTGATTTTTTTTAATTTGATTAGGTCTATACCCATATCGTCCGTGTACCTCTTCGTGACACTGCTTACACAACGGCAAAAGATTTCTTTTTTTGTTCCCATCTTCATCAACAAAAAACTCTTTATGTGCAAGTTCAGGATACTTCTTCACTTCCCTTACATGATGTACCAATACTGCTCTTGTAACCTTTCCATTGGCTTTGCATTGTTGGCACTCGTTGTGTAAATCTTTTAATACTCTTGCACGTAACTTCTTGTAATACTTATCTTTGTATATCTTGTACGCTTTGTTTTCTCTAATTGCTTTTATAATTTCTTCTGTTGTCATATTTTACTTTCAAAAAAAGGGAACACCGTTGAAGATGTTCCCTAGTAGGTAAATCATGTAAACACTTTACATTCAAAAACAAGACCAGAAAACCACTACTCTTATATCTTACGATATAAGTTGGTGCAATTTCTGACCCTTTTTTATTATTTAACTTTGGATAGCCTTGTATAAAATTCATTACGCTTATTATAAAATTGTCGCCTGCCACACGGACAACCTATTAGTTTTTCGTATGGTGTTCCTGTTGTAACATGTTTTATAATATATTCGCTTAATGGTTTATCCACATCTGCTGCTAACTGCTCAATTAATAACACATCCATCTTTGCTTTTCTTCCTGATGGTGTGTTACATAATGCTTCTCTTTTCTTTTGGCTGTATTGCTGACAAAAATATTTAAGCTCTAAATACCTTTCCTTTGTTAGATTTCTCATTTACTACCTCATCCACTACTACTCTACGGAATCTGCACTTGTTAATCTTTCCGTTATCGTACTTTGATACGTATGACCTTATGCTGTTTTCCGTTACTCCTGCTGCCTTGCTTAATTCTTTTACGCTGTCATACACTGCGACAGGTAATGCATATTTATCTTTTGATACCTCCAACCATAAAACCATAGCTCTCCTTTCATATCCGCATTTTCTGAATTTTAAGTAATCTATAACTTTGATATGCATATCCCGTAACGTCACTGACTCCATTTAATATGCTGTCTGTAACAAGCATATATCCTTTGATTGTCTGTGGTTCTTTTCTGAACTCATTTGAAAATATAACTTCAATCTTTGGTTCTGGAATAATTAAGTTACGTGAATGTGTATATCTCTGTTTCTTTACATTGTCTTCATTTCTGAAAGTCTTGTTTGTTTCTTTAACCAAATATTCAGCTAACCCCTGCACATCATCATCTAACGGTGTGAAATTTGGACGTCCATACTTCCATTGCTTTTTTACAATTTCAAACAGTCCTGGAGCATCGTTGATGATTACATGATGATGTATAGCCTTGTTCTCATATTCAGTTACCAGCACCCATTTAAACTCAACACCTATTTTTCCTAAATGATATTTCATTCTCCTAAAAAAATTCTTAACCAGCTTTTCTGCTTCTTTGATTGTTGGTCTTGCTGTTTTTGTGTATGTAAGTACCATATGCCATCCATCTGTAAAGTTAGCCAATATCATTCTTCTAAGATTATCTACAGATTTTTTTGTGTTGTATTTCTTTACTGCTTCTGCTGTTGGCTTTTCTCTCTTAACTCTCTTTTCGCCTTTAATGTTATAGCGAGCAGTATAGCATTTTTCTATCTCTATGCAATTTTGTAAATAATATGTTTTTTTAAGATACATTCTTTTTTATCCTTTTCGTTATAACATTAATATGAATATCAAGTTACTAACGTGGGATTTAACCCACGTTTTTTCTGTTTTGTTTTTTTGCATATATATAGGAAGAAACTCGTTATATTTTTCTATTAAACGCAAAAAAACTACCAACCAAATATTGGCTGATAGTTTTCTGTTTGATTATTTAATTTATTTGTTCTGTTCAATAAATTGTTGCATTAGCTTTGTTAATTCCGGACCTTGAGATAAATGCAGTTCTTTACATAACTTTTTAAATTCTTCCGCTACAGCGGTATTAACCTTATAAGTCTTTGCTGATACTCCTGCTTTCATATCCCATTTATCCTGTGGTCTAATCTTCTTTTCGTCCATTGATAATCCTCCATATATCATTTTTTCTTTGAAAATAATAAACAACCTGCAAGTATAATACAACAAATCCATTTCACAATATCAAATACTGTAGGATTGTTGAATTCTCCTCTGAATCCCTCTATGATTATTATTAATAATAATATCATAGCAACATATCTAATTACCTTCATATTTATTTTTACAGATGAATGTGTTATTATGATTCATAAGGTTTGGGGCTTTCGCCCCGTTCCTTATTTTTTCTTTTTTGACCTTTTAGAGTTTTTCTTGTTTTTGTGAAAGGTTTTTACTAGAACACACACCGCAGAAACAATTGCTAGGAAAGCTTCTGAAAGGTCTTTTATGATTTCACTAATTTCTGAATTCATCTGTTTTTACCTCCTTCATTTGATATATTAAGTATATCATACGTGTACGTATAAGTCAACACTTTTATGCAATTTTCTTTATTTTTTTATTAAATTATCAGCCAATATTCAATTGTCAATGTTCTGCTGCTTCTATTCTTCTTCGCTCTTTCCAGCTTTTACGCTCTCGCACATTCTGCACTCGTCACAAGGTGCTTCAATTCCGAATATGCACGACATCTAATCACCTGCCTTTACTATACCTATAATAGTCTGATATAATGCTGAATTTTTACCAACAAGTTTGGTAATGTATGCATCCAACTCTTCCACAACCTTATCCACATCATAAGCTGTTGGCTGTGCATCAATAAGCATTTTTCCTGCTTGTCTTGTATCTTCTGCAAACTTACTTGCTCCCACAAACACTTCATTAAAGTCTATTTTATCTGCGTCTATTAATCTCATTACAATCCCCTCTCTTTCAGTTTTTTATCAATAACAGGAATCAACATTCTTGGTACACATCTCATATGTATCTGTGTTGGAGCATCTATGATTCTTGTTAACATATAAATATAAACATCTTCTGCTGTTAATTCTTTTGCAAACTCCTCAGCCTGCTCCTGCGTCTTCTTTACTATTGCGATTTTTTCGCACTCTTTTGTTATGTCATGTATCAATTCTATTGTTTTTTTTTGTAAATTTGATTCCGTCTTTTTCTTCTATCTGCTCACTCAATAACTCTTCTATCATTTTATCAATTGTCATCTTCCTGCTCCTCTCTGTATGGCTCAGGTAATGGTTGCCAAGCAATAATATCATTCTCCCAAATCAGTTTGCCGTTCTTATCTTTCAAGCCTGTGCATTGGCAAATTGTAGATGCATCAACTCTTGGAGCTTTATCTGCTTGTATACAAGTTCCTGTAGAATAGTCAATTTCAATAATTATCCTGTACAACTTGTCCATATCGTCATATACTAAAGCCCCTTGCACCCATTCTCCGTTATCAAGTCTTTTTGCTTTGAATAAATATCTATCTATCATCTTTCCATCTCCTTTCAACCTACAGCGTGATATGCTATCCAAACGATAAATATAAAAATTGCAATCGCACACTCTGCAATAAAAATCACAGCACATGTATCATTATCATGTACGTTACACAAAATGCCTATATTTCCTATTACAAACAATCCTATTAAAATCGCCTTAATTAGTCTTATCCAATCCATCTAGTCCTCTCTTTCTGCTAATTTGGCGTATTCCCAAGATATAATATCTTTTCTTATAGTATTGTTTTTTCTTGCCGACCAGGATGTTCTTCCGTCACAAAACGACCATACGACACCATTTTCGAATTTTGCAAAATATCTAGCCATCCATTCTTCATCTTCATCTCCTCTAACCAGAATTGGTGTATCAACCTTGACTTTCGACCAGTCAACTTCTGGTTCTTTGTATTCGGAGAAAAGCCAACTTGTGGCATCATCTGCACATCTATCTGGTTTAAATCCACAGAAAATACAGGTTATCCCCTTAATTTTATAATTGTCATTGCAAATAGCTGGTTCGTTGCCTTCTATTGCCAGCATATCAATATTAATTACTCCCATTTTGATTAATTCTTCTTTGTACTTCTCAATATTTAACATTCCTCTCACTCCTTAACATTTCTTAACATTTTATTAAATCATCTATTGTCATCTGCTTTACTGGAACATCTTCCCATTCAACTCCTATATAATCCAACACTTTGCCCCATCCGTACTGTTCTCCTGTTGCTTCATCTATACAACATTTGTACATCCAAAACTCCCATTCTTTAGGATTTTGTTCTCTCAATCTGTCAAATCTGTGTGGTCTTTTTTCAAGATGTATTCCAAATCCACACATTGAGCATCCGGTTCTTTGAGCTTTTGTTGTTCTTAGTGTTCCATCTGGTTCTTTTTCAATCACACCATATATTTCTGGAATGATTGTTTTAAGTGGTTCATATGGAATTACCTTTCCTTCCTTGTCTCTACTGTAAGGTTGTTTCATATATAATTGTTTGAAAATGTCTATATGCTCTAAATACCATTGATTCATTTCTAAAGCCAACTTCAATATGTCTTGCCTTAAAAAGATTGCAAATGGTGCTGATCTGATGGTTGTCTTGCCATAGTAATTACATCCATGTTCCACAAGAGCTTCTTCTCTCTGACCACCTTCTGATGCCATCATTCCAAGATATGCATGTGAATTATGCTCTTTTGCCCAATCATCACACGGCTTTTCCTTCAGGTAATAGCAGCAATCGTTTGATACTTTAAAATCAGGTTTGTTATAATTAACACCTTCATTCTCATTTTCGTAACCACCAAATAAATTCAACCATTTTTGTGGCAATTTCATTCTGCTATTCTTTGCAAAATGTCCTAACTCTCCACATTCTCCTGTTATAATTGCATGTCTTACAGTCTTATTCTTATCTGTAGGATTTTGAAGTAACTGTATTTTTCCTGCAATACGCTTACTTATTACTGGAAAACCAATATTGTTTAATACATCAACCTTTGTCTTGTATGATTTAACAATTTCTATACCTAATGCTTTGTGTACTTTTTGAATACTTTTATCTTCAACTCCCGATACAGATATTCCCGGTACATTTATTCCTATGCTTTTAAGCCATATGTATAGCGTAATACTATCTAAACCACCAACAGATACATGAGCATTAAGTCCACGTTTATGCATTTCATCATAAAACTCCCATGCTATACCTTTTTGTCTTGATAACTTGTCCTCATATGCAAGATTCTGTTTCTCCGTAAATTCTCTTTTTTTGTCTTGCTTTGCTTTCTTCCATGCATTCTTTACAAAATCAGGAGCATCTTTTGTTACATATTCATTTTTCTCTATTAAAAATTCAAATTGTCCTTCCATTTCTTCCTGGAGTAAGAATTCTTTTATGTGCGCACAACTCTTTCTCCTTTCGATTTTTTTATTTAATTACTGTTCTCGCTTCTCATCTGCAATCTCATACTGTAAATCGCATATGTAGTTGGTTAAAATCTTAACTACAACTTCACTCTTTGTTTTATTATTATCTTCGCCAGCTCTTTTTCTTTTAGCTTCCAGCTTATCTCTGTAAGCGTCATATTGCTTGCTGGTAATAACATCGCCTTCGTACAGTTCGAATAACTCTTCGTCTGTATGAATCTTCTCACCTTTAACAGTTACGCAGACTTCATTAACCTTTGCTCTTTCCTTTTCTGCTTTTCTAATAAAGCGCTCTCTAATTTTTTGAAATTCTTTCAAGAGCTGTTCCAATGCTTTTGTTTCTACGCTCATATTCTCACCTCTTATTTGATTTTTAACTTTGCTTTCGTCTTCTTATTCTTGCTCTGTCACGAATCTTCTGCATAGTCTCGTCCCAATCCTTAATCAATGATTCAGGCATATTCTTTGTTTTTTGTTTATAAATTCTACCAAAGTAAAGCTTGTATTTTTTCTTTGCTCCAACTCTAGCCTGAAATTCTTCTTCGGTTAAATCGTAGTCTTTTAGAATTTCTTCTTTGGTTGATGTAGCTACGAATCTACCGCTAACATATACGTTATATTCGTCCATTATTAATCCTCTCTTCTTGCCATTTCTTCTTTTGATAACTTATCCATTTCTTTCACACTTTCTATGGAAAAATATGCTTGTCCCTCTCTTGGTTCTGCTACACTCTATTCCATCTTCATATCTTGTTATTCTTTTTCCACATTTAGGGCAAACATCATTGTAGTTTTCTACAAAGTAATTCCACCATGCTTCACGTCCACTCTTATCCATTACTACCTCCAGTAATTTCTAATCAAATAAATACTTCATTACTGCATCTGCAATAGCCACAGCCAGCTTATGCTCTTGCTCCGGGTATTTTGCAAATGCTGTTTTAAATTCTTCCATCATCTTCCCACCTGTATCGTCATTTAAAGTGGCATCTTTATGTTTCAATGCCACTTTGCAAATATCGGTGAGAATGTTATAAATCATTTTGAATTTATCCATTTAACTTTTTTAATCCCTTTTCTATCTCTTCAAGACGATTCTTTAATTCTGATTCATTGTTCAGGAACTTTTCATCTTCTTCCTTTAGGTAATAGCCATATACTGAAATGCAGTCACATACTTGAAGTATTAATTTTGCTTCATCCTTATTATATTCACCATCCCATTTTCCATATGGCTTTAAATATTCTATTTCATTAACTGTAGTAAGCCACATCTGATTAATGATGTTCATCTTTTCTACTTCTTTTTGTAATTCATCAAGCTCCAATTCTTCCTTATCTGGGATATGTCGGAAAGAATATATACTACCAAGATTATGTGCTATATCTTCAATGTTGGTCTCTGAATCATCTAAATGTATAATTAAATCCCATAAATGTAATATAAAAATTCTTTCTTCTACTGCATGCCTGCTTAATTTGTGTTTATTTAATATAATGTCCTCTACAAATTGGGTAATCTCTTTTACTATTGATTTTCCTCTGTTATCGAGCTTATTAATTATTTCTTTTTGTTTCTCTTTTAAGTCATTTTTCTTTTTGCTTTCAGGTGTTTCTTCTTTCTTTTCCATTTTTTTGTAAATGTATACTGAATCATATGATTCATAAAAGATAACTTCCTTTGCGTTCACTTCATTAATTCTGCTTGATATTCTTTCTGCATCTTTATTTATCTCTTTTTCCGTTTCTGTTGATGTTATGTATATACTTGTTAGGTATTGATAATCCCTTGTATCTCCTTGTTCTTTAATATTAGGGACCAACTCTTTTAATTTTTTATAAAAAATCTCTCTATTATGTTTCTTTTTCTGTCCTTCTAAATATCTAGTTACATTTATGCTCAAACTTGATGAATTTCTTGACTCCGACAATATTTCATTTCTTGCTTCAACATCATCTATCTTCTCCAGCTCATACATGTCCTTTAGTGTCATTTGGAAGTTTTCATCTGCATTCTTTTCTTTCAAAAGTTTCTGATCTAGTTTTGCCAAATTAATTCTGTGCTTAACCGTCTGCTTTGAGAATCCTGTTTTTTCTGCAATTTCATCTTCTGTCGAGCCAAGGTCAAGCATCATCTGAAATCCCTGTGCCTGCTCATACACCGTCAGGTCACTTCTTTGCATGTTTTCACAAAGCATTGTGCTCTGCTGCTCCTTTTCGTCCATCTTTACAACTGCACAAGGTACTGTATCAAGTCCCGCTTTAAGTGCTGCCGCCAATCGTCTGTGACCAATGATTGCCGTATATTCTCCGTCTTCTCTTTCAACTACAGTCAGATTCTGCATTATTCCATTTTCGGCAATGCTCTGTGACAATTCCGTAATGTCTCCTAAATCCTTACGTGGATTGTCCGGGTGGCTATGTATTTTTCTGATTTCTATGTTTTTTATTTTCATGTTTCTCTCCTTTACTCACTTACATGTGTTCCTAAAAAATCTGCAAACTGCACAAGTGTTTTTTCTGCAATATCCAGCTCTTTCTTTAATACTTCAATTCTTTCATTAACTCGCTTATATTCAATATCTATTGTGTTGTATACGATTGCGGGTACCTTTTCTTTAGTATCTTTTTTTCTTTTCTGTTCTTTTTCTGTAATCTTTCTTTGCGTAGCTGTTTCTGTCATTGCTCTTTCCTTTCTTTTTTTCTTTACTTTTTCTTTTACTTTTTTGTTTTCCAGCTTAAGCCCTTCCATTTCCAAAATCATTAATATTACACTTTTACTGCATCCATTAAGTTCTGCTAACAGATTTATTCTTTCTTCTTTTCCTGCTGCACTTCTCTTGTATCTTGCCATTATCTCTCCCGGTTTCATTGGAAGATGCTTAATCATTTTTCTTTCTTCTTCCGAATACTTGTCATATTCGTTGTTCCATTCCATTATCTTTGCCGTCTTTCCCATTTTATTCTCCTAGCAAGCTTAACTCCTTGTATGCTCTGTCTCTCTTTAGTGCGTTGATCATCTTTTCTCTGTCTTTTCGTTTCTGGGAACAGCTAGGGCAATCACACTCTTCACGCATAAATTTACTTCTGTACTGTTCGATTGTTTTCCCATTCGGTTCAAAAGTCACACTGTACTTTCTTGTGTTTCCACTATAGATACAACTCACTTCAAAACTTCTATAATATGTTCCGGTGCTTGATGCTCCCTGATGTTCCATTTCAATTCCTCCTAAATCATCTTAAAAACTTAACTATTTTTCTATCTAACCATTCCATAAACAAACAAAATGCAATTTCAAAATCAAGAACTGCTGCAACAGTGTCTGCCACTCCTTTAGTCGTTATGAATCCGGTATAATACATCAGATAAAATAAAACTGCTGCCAATATTACATTTTTACATCTGCATACTGTCTTGATTTCTTGGTGGTTGTTGTGATATACTCTACTTGGTTTTGATTTTGATTGACGGCTTCTTAAATTGATGCTGTCAATCTTTTTTTCTTTTATCTCTCCCACATATCTAGCTTCTATCTTCATTGTTTCCATTGATGAATTTTCTCCTTTTCTGTAGTTTAGTTTTTTCACTTTCGTTTCCTGTTTTTGATGCTTCTTTAAATACACATCCAAACTTTATTGTTTTCACATCCTTATACATCATCTCTCTTATGTCTTTCAGATACCTCTCTTTGGCTTCTTCTGTCTGTAGCAGCTCATTTGTATCAGATATTGCCTTAACTGCCATTATTCCATCCATGAGCATTTCTCCTGATGTACCGCTTAAATTTACCTTTCCATCGTCTACGTGTATCATTCTTTTTCCTCCCATAAATAGTTCTTACCAAAATTCAGCATAAAGTCTTTTCTGTCTCCAATGTTTTCCTCAAAGTATCTCTGCGCCATCTTTTTATACTCTAGGTCTTTTGTTCTATTCAGGTGTGGTCCTGAATTTCCCTTATGATGCTCTGCACACAATGGCAGATAAAATTTGAATATGTCTGAATACTTCTTTTGGAATGACCCAAAGAATACATGGTGACATTCAGCATATGGACTTCCACACTCATAGCAGTGTTCCATATCGTCTGTTAAGTTACTTATCTTTTTTGACATTGCTTTTTCTACAAATGCGCTCCTGACGGAGCAGCTACGGTTACTACTTAACTAAACAAAATATTAAAAAAACTAAAAAGGATCTTATTATGAAAAACACTTAACAATTGGGTTTTGGGTTATGTAGCTGCTCCTTCAGGAACGCACTTGCTTTCTCCTTTCTGCCTTTTGGCTTTTTTTCGTGAATAAAAATATTTTCCTTATGTCCTTAGACCTGTTGCTTATTTTTAGGCTGTTTTGTCCGGAATGTCCTTAGCCATCTTCATTCCGAGCATTACACCCTGCACTTTTGCTTTTTCGATATCGTTCATTTGTTTAATGTTCTCAATCATTTCTTTTACATCTTCTTTTTCTTCATTGAATTTGTTCTCATTCATTATCTGGCTTTTCTCCTTTCCGGCTGTCTATGCCTGTATATTCTTCAAATTTCTTTCTAAATATTACAAATGTGTATTTGCTCTTTCTTCTTACTGCAAAGCCAAAGGGAAGTATCTCTTTAATTAATGCAAGTCTTACTGTCTCGCTAGAGCATCCCATCAGCCTTGCCGCTTCTTCTACTGTCATTCTGTTGTCCATTTGTAGCCTCCTTCCCTTAACTACTGCTTACCTGTATTTCTCTAATCGTTTACAATTGCACATGTTCCATAGCAATTGCCAAGTGTCATGTTTCTTACACAAAATACACAATATTTCCATTCTCCGTTTATTGTTTTTTCCGGCAAAATGATGTTTCCCTTTTCATCTAGTTTTGGTTGTGCTTTGTGGCACTCCTGATGGTCGTACTTACATTTAAAAATTAATCTTGCCATTCCTATTACCTCTTTTTATTTATTGATTGCTCCTTTTTATCCTTGTATAATTTACTTACAGGTGTGCCAGCACCGAGTAATTATGAAAGGAAATTTTATTATGAAACTTGATTTTGATTGCGTTCGTGACATTTTATTAGAATGTGAAAAAACTTCATTAAATCAGCATTTACTATTAGGTCAATTATCTTCTGCACTACCCAAATACAGTGAAGATGAAATTGCTTATAATTGTCTTAAATTAAAAGAAGCTGGTTATATATCAGTTGTTACTATGGCTGGTGGACGTGATATAAATATCGTAAAAGTAAAAGATATTACTTTCCAAGGACACGAATTTTTAAATACAATTCGTTCGCCAAAAATTATGACACATTCTAAAAATATTGCTTCTAAAATCGGAGCTACATCTATTCAAGCATTTACTCAAATAGCTTCCGGTGTAGTTCTCACTCTTATAAAATCAGAATTAGGATTTTCCTAACTTCTCTTTTATAAGCTCTTTAGTGCAGATATCTATATCTTCGCTGGTTGGATATCTGCCTATTTTGTTCATATATCTCTTTACTGCTGCTAATGTGAGTTTTAAAACTATAAGTCTAAATAATAGAAATGCTATTATTAATGCTAAAATTATCTTCATCTAATCTCCTTTCCTTGATTGTTCTTATATGTCAAATTCACTTTAATATTTAGATATTCTTTATTTAAAAGTCTCCGTAAATTTTCGGTGGCTTTTAGTTTATTCTTTTCCCTTAACTCTGCTATTTGTTCTATCTTTCTCACTTTTGAACAAATTAAATAATCTTATTTGCGTGCCGTAAGGAGTCTTTTTCCATCTTCCTTGCGGCACTCTTTTATTTCATCTTTTAATACCGAAACAAATAAATCTGCTTCTTCATATGTAAATTGTTCTTTTTCCATTGCTTTTGTAATTTCTTTTGCTTTAATTCTTAATTCATCTATTTTTCTTGCCATTTTTTTATCTCCTTAACTTCTCTTTTATAAGCTATTTTGCAGGGTCTTCATCTTTGTAAACTTCGTAAATTTCTTCGTAAACATCTGCTTCTACTCTTTTTTTTCGTAAATAATATTTTAGCTTTCTCATTTCATTCATAATGATTTTTATTTTTTGGCTGTCAAGGTTTCCATTCCAAAATATCTGTACTCTTATTTCCATTTCCCCTTTTTTTGCAAATGGATGTATTCTTCTTATTAACTTAAACACTTCTCGCTCCTTCCTTATTTGCTTTTACACTATCTGTCTTACTATGTCTGATATCATTGCTGTTCCTGAATCAAATACTACATTTGCTTTCTTTTCTCTTCCATCCATAAATGTTGCTGTTACTATTTCCTTTTCTTCGTCAAATTCCAAACTTTTTAAATCTTTCAAGTTGTCTGTTGCCTTTAATGTAAGTAACAATAAGTCGCATATCACATGTTTATTTTCCATTTTTAAAATCTCCTTTGGTTCTTTGTTTTGTTGCTTCTGTTTACATCATACGTTCTTTAATCTACATTGTCAAGTGTTTTTTGTTTCTTCAAGAAACATTTTTGTTGAATCCTCGTATTATATGTGCTAAAATCAAATCAATAAAGCACTGGAAGGAGGTAAAAGCAATGACTGTAGGCGAAAGGATTAAAGATTTAAGACAAAACCTTTTAAGTCTTTCAATGGAAAAATTTGGCGAAAAGTTAGGAGTTCAAAGAAGTGCCGTAAACAGATGGGAAAAAAATGTAAATAATGTACCTGAAAGTATGATTAAGGCTATCTGCCGTGAATACAATGTCAACTACTTCTGGCTTACTGAAGGCGACGGAGATCCTTTTGTAGGATTACCGGAAACTACGTTAGATGAGCTTTGTCTTGAATATGAGTTAGACGACATGGAGAAATCCATTATCTTTGAATTTTTGAGGTTGTCGAAGGATGAGAGAGAAATAATTAAAAAGTACATTAAGAATATAAAAAAGGAGCTTTAACGCTCCTTTGTAAAAAAATGATGTGTGATTTTAAACATTTCGTTCAACTGCTGCAAGTTCATCTTGTTGAGCATTTGAATGATTTGTTTCTTAATTTTTTCTTTCTCCATTTGCTTGTCCCCTTTTCTAGTTTTCTTATATCTTATCCAATATTTGGGAATAAGCAATAAGTTTAAGTCAAATGTCCATATATTTGGACATTTATGTAACTATTAACTTTTCAGTAAAAATATGTG